TTGTGCTCTGCGCACAACTCTAGGTAATTTCAGGTAGGCAATACATACCGCGCGAAGGTATGTAATTTTGGAAATTTTTAGGTGTATAATTCCTACCAATTTACTTGGTGTTCTTTCTTACATATTTTTCAATTTCGTTCAGCATATACCTAACCATATTTCTAGCAGTTCTATCAGCTCCAAAACCCGGAATATCCAAACCAAATTCATCAATCGTTTTCCTGACCAATCTTTCTACTTCCTCTTTAGTCCTATCCTCAAAGACCAACACATCCACATAATCATCAAACCTCAAAGTCATCACCTCTCAATCTAATTCCCTTATCCATGGTATCAAATACCACCTTGACTATTTCACCCTTAACTTTACTCTCAACAGAAATCCCATACATCCTGCACATATTATCCGTCAGGTTTTCCAATTCTTCTTCAAACCAAGATTCCCACTCTCTCAGTTCCTTAATGTTAAAAGTTTTCACAATATCCCTCCTTGGGGCGGGGCCAAAAGTGACATAGAAAAACCCCGCCCCATTTGATAACTAATTCTCCTTATGCTTCAATCGCATTCTAGCGACCATCTGCATATCATCAATTCGGTCCAAGTCATAGTTATTAAACCTAACGAGAACAGCCTTTCCAGACTTTCCGCGGATAGTAATGTTCACACCCTGCGTATCAAAGCTAATCACTTTGAACGTAATTTCCGGTTTCAATTTTTGTTCAATCCATAGTAACCGGATTCTCCAAACATCACTCCTCGTCATTGATTCTATATGCGTCGTACCTGTCCAGCAAGACAGCCAAATCTCCTCGCGTGACCAAGCCCTGGGGCATCTGGTTGCCGCTTGTGTCGCCCTTCATCAGACCATTCTGGTCAGCCCAGGCCAGAGCTTCCATCTGGTAATCCTTCGGCCCCTTCTTATTTTGTTCCTCAAGCCAAGCCGTCATAAACTTGCAAAACGTTTTGTAATCAATCAAATCTGACACCTCCGCAATAAAGTTGTGGTATTTCGTTTCATCCTCCACCCAAGGACGAGGGCAAATCTTTCCGGTCACATCGTAATGTCTGATGATATGGCTAGGGTCAATTGTGTACGTCTCGCACACCCACGCGGCGGCCTGTACCGCCATTTTGTAAGTTTCCTCCGTAATATACCACTTTCCGCTCTCGTCCTGGCGGCAACACATTTCGATTCCGATAGAGTTAGCGTTCATGCACTTCTTGTAAAACGCATGTCCATTCGTACCCTGCAATCCTCCGCCGCAATGCTGGGCTGATTTCTCAATAGGTGTACTCAGATAGCATTCGCTATCATCCACCACCAGATGGAAGCCCGTCCCGATTCCTGGGGTCATTCTGTACTTTGCCTCTCCGGCCGCAGTGCTTTTGGGGTTTGCGGTGTAGTGCATTACGAGCCACTCAGCGTTGGCTCCGTTTCTTTCCCTATAGTTACTTGGGTCAGAGGGGTATTTCGTATTGATCTTAAACATCGGTGAAGTTTTCCCCCTCTGTCCAGATAAAGCGGATTTCTGTAGGCTCAGTTCCGGCCGGCTGATACACCACCATCTTTCCGTTTAGCTCCTGGACATAGTTTTGCAGGCTCCTCTGCACCGTAAGCCCATTTCCCATTGTTTTCACATTGGATACTCCCTGCTTTGTGTATACGTCCTGCAACCAGGTATTCAGCCCTTCATCTCCCCGGGATACCTCCAGGTTAGTTCCGAACTTAGCAAGCAAGTCAAACAGCTTCATATAACTGTAATCACACCTTTCCCAATTACTTCAACGCTTTGTACCCTCAGCTTGTCAAGGTAATCCTCGCAAGCCTTCTCGAATGTACTGCCCCTTCCCCATATGGCATCCTTTGCACCCATGAAGCGCAGATAGATTCTCTTGTCGTTCCACTTCACACACAGCGCCGGCATAGCATCGTTCACAAGCTCTCTCCATCCCTGAGCATTCAATACCGCTTCACCACCCAGTATTCGTAAATAGGTTTGTTATTCACCCATTTGCACAACTGCAATACCTTACCATCGTACCTTTTTATATCCCCCTTTCTCATGCGGCAAAAGTTGTGCAAGCATTCAATGAGCGCATAACCGTAAATCATGAACTCCCCGTTCAAGTCACTGGAAAACAAATAACCGTGCTTCATACCATGTTCACCATACGCATGGCCTCCATCATTTCAGCTTTTATTTTCACGCTTTCAAATCTAACTGACCCAAGCTGATATTGCTGGCAGAACAGCTTTATTTTGAAAGGCTTTACACCTCCTTTTAGAAGAATCATGTTCGGGGAATGATCGTCACTTGTAAAGCTGTAAACGTTCGGATAATTCAAGTCAACATTTTCGGAAACGAACAACAGCCCTGCAAGATAGTCAATCCATACCCCATATTTGATTCCCTTGTAAATCAGTGTGAAATAGTATTCGCTGTTTGCTGTCTTTTTCTGCACGAATGTTTTGTTGTCTCTCAAGAACTCGTTTTTGATAGCATAATCGTAATATGGCGTCCCTTTCACGAGCTTGGAAATGCGCGTCTCAGACATGTACTTTTCCCATTCAATGGAGCGGACTTTCTCAACCAGAACATCGCCCTGTCTTGCAATGTCGTTTCCGTAGGGCAATCGCACATTGAAGTAAGAGAAGTAGGGGTTTGTGGAGGTCACGGAGTTAGAAAGGAAATACACCGTCACGTCTCTGCTTCTGGCAATGGTCATATACAGCTCCAGGAATGCCGTCACTTCGTCTGTCAGGTAATGATAGTTTCCGCTGTCGATGATAAATTCGTCAAAGCAGATTTTTGTTACAAGAGGATAAGGAACGGATTTTGCTGTTTTGGCCGTGGATAACGGGATATAGTATCCTGCCACCTCGTGGTCAATCATGAAGCAGTTGCCCTTGGTGTATACTTCTAATTCATGCATTGGAAACTTGTCGTGTATATCGTCAAAGAACTTGTCGATTTTGGCACGAAATTCTTCCTTGTATCTGCGGACGTAGATGAATTGATTCCCGTTTCGGATGAAGTCCCGTATCGCCCATTGCTTAAAACCGAACGTCTTTCCGTTGCCGCGTGGGCCAACGATGAAGTTAAACAAGCATTGGTATGACAGAGACTTACCTATGTCCCAGTATGGAGCGGTTACTTTCTTTTCGTCCATTTCACAATCAGCCATGCCACAAATGCGACAATGAGGGCGCACCCGGCGAAAATAAGAATCTGATAGAGGAAGGTTACAATCAAGGTGCCTACAATAAATTCTGTCATGTTAATTACTCCTTAAATATAAAGAGGACACATAGCAGTTTTAACACAAGGTGTCACCCCAATTAACGCCGGGCGGCTTTCACACCGTGACTTCCCAGCATTATATGCTAAGTTAAACTGCTAAGGCCCTCTAAGAATATGATAGCAGGTTTTCGAATATTTGTCAAGCCTTTCTTATCTTAAAGGGCGTGCTTTCAAGTACAATTCCGCCTGGCACATGAGCAGGTTTCAGCTTGCCTGTGTATTCTGCATCCACTTCAAAGTTTTCAAAGGTGACGCCTGGATAGCATTTGTCCGGCATTCCTGCACATGTTATTTTCAGGACAGTTCCCACCTCTTTCCCTACGGTTGGCAACGGTGTATAGTGGTGTGCTATTGGCTCCTCACCTTCTTTCCATCTTGGGACATAAGTATCCTCAATGTAGCTTTTGGCCCTTAGGAACTTTGCCCTTCTGAACGTGCTTTCATGTTTCCATGCCCCGAGCTTTGTTTCGTCTACCTCAATTCCCTTAGGCTCCTCCAGGCCAAGCAGGTGGAGGGAATCCGTATCTGCATATAGGAATCGGTCGTAGACTGCTTGTGCTGATCGTATGGTTTTATTTCTGGCCCAAGCTGTAATGAATGTACCAACCGGGATATAAATTGGGTCACGTGTTTCTGATTCCAGCAGTTTGTATTTTACCCTATCATCCTCAAAAACTGGCTTCTTGGACTGTACATGGGGGTTTAAAGCGAACTTTCCGTACAGAGCGTTGAGCATCAGTTTAGCCAGCGTGCGCATTGGGTGGTTTCCTTCGAGCGTTGCTTTTGTCTTGATCTCGTACCACTTATCTATATATGGCCGGAACATTTGGTCAGAGGAGTGGAATTTCCAGCCGAAATGAAATTCCAGGTCATATATTTCATAGTGTTCTTTGAACAGCTCAAAGTCAACGCAAGTCATACAGAGGGTTTCCACGGTGTCACAACGTTCAATATACTCCGTTGCCATTCCGCCCCAGCCGACGTTTCGTCCCTGGACTGTAGGAAGGTATCCATCCCTCAATTCGAACATGCAGGTAAATTGGATGATATACAGAGGGTACATTTCATCGGGAGTATATTCACCGTCAAATCGGATACCCTCGCCATACGGCAGATCTGAAAAATACATGACCGAAGGATATAGACTGTTCACGTCAAGCACAATTCCTTCACCAACCGTCTGCCCTTTGAATTTGGGGTTTGCGAATGTGAATCCTCCCTTGTATGAGGCCCTTATCTCTTTATCGCAGACAGCGTCCGGTATTGGGAACCAGTGCTGGAACTGCTTCTTTCCGATGATTTCCTTGTAGTCTGCCAGGGCGTTTGACCCTTGGGTCATGCGGGTTAGGTTTTCGTCAAAGAGGGTTTGCAGTGAGAGCGAAACAATGGTTATATCATTTTTCAGGTACGCGATTTCTTCCATGGTTAAATCGTGTCCTGGTTTTCGCTCCTCCGTGTAGTCTATTGTAAGTTTTTGCATCGGCAGTTTGAAAGCCTTTGCAATTTGGTCGACAGAGAACGGCAATACTTTTAAGCTGTCCAGGAGCTTCACTGTTTCCAGCTTGCGACCCGTCCTGCCAAAGCAGATTTCCATTGAGTAGAACTGCCCTTTGTCCGATATGAGCGTTGTAAACTGTTTCGGTTGCATGTGTTTCCGTTCCTTTTGCCAGGTGAATCCATGACGAAACAGCCAGTTGATAATAAACTCCCCGTCGAACTTTATATTGTGGAAGTAAAATGTGTCCCCTATGTGTTCATTTTCGATATACGCCATGAAGCTGTCAAGGGTATTCCCGTACTCCATACCCTTATCCATACCAACCAGAATAGACCCCCAGGCCCACACCCGGCAGTCCTCCGGGTCAGTGGTTGTTTCAAAGTCTGCGGAGTACAACATATCAGAATATATCTGCTTCTGCTATTGGGTCGCCTTCCTGGAATAGCACGCTTCTCGGAACGCCATCTTTCTCAAAGTTTTGAATCAATACTTCCGCTTTTGTTCTTGCTTGTTCAGGGCCGTAAACAAATTCTGAATCGTATACCCAGGGCTTTTGAAAATAAAGGGAAACAAATCCTCTAATTCCAAGTGACCTTACAATTCGTTCAAGCTGAGGGGCATAAATGCCCAAATTGTTATGAAGCATTGTAATGTAGTTGTTGAAATATGTTTTAGCTCTAACCATATCCCAGTCGCGTCTAGATTCACGCTCTACACTTTGTAAGATCATGGCCCATTCTTTCCCCTTGGTTGTTTCAAACTTGTTCTTTCTGGGGAGCAAACCATAGGTTTCCGATGCCTTTATATTACCCCTCTCATGCGACGGGTTGAATGCTTTACGTTCTTTAGCCCTCCTTATATTGACGGAGCGCAACTGAATTGAAAATTCTTTCTTTTGCCATACTGTTGTTTCTACTCCTGATTTTGTTACAATTTTCTTTTCTGCCCCTTTTTTCAAGAAACGTTCAAGGCTCTTTACCTTGTTGTTAAAGTCCTGCCTTGTTGTCAGGATAGCTTTCAGAGCTTTCACACTCTGCTTCTCCGGAAGCCAGTTCACGGCCTCCGGCGTTTTCTTGATGATTCTTGCCCGTTTTGCGTTAAATGATTTTACGACGTTGGAAAGCCGTTTTGCGTCAGTTTTTCGTAACTTAATTTGACCTGATTCAGCCATTTATAATCCACCCCGTCATAAGTGATTAAGAATCCCCGCTTTTCAATGTTGGAATACAGCACAATGGAGGCAAGGATACCAAAATCAACCGATACACCGAAACGGTTGGAAAGACTATCATTCACATACTCTTGATAGCTCTCCAGCTTGTCAAGGAACTTCTTCTTGTACAGCTTGCTTGAGAAATGAAATTCAATGCCGTTTTTAATGACTTTATACGGGCTGATTTGCAGATTCATTTCAATCCCGTTTTTCGTCAACCTGTTTTCCTCCTTTCTTTATAAGCTGAAGGCGGAGCCGGGCCTCGACCCGCCCCGCCTTCAGCGCAATGCGTTACTTCAAATCCACCCGGAAGGAGAACACGCGCCCCTTCTTGGTTTCGGTCTGGATGATGGTGATGGGAACGGGCTCCTCATAAGTGGGGAATCCCATCAGATTGAACAGCCGCTTCACACTGTTAAAAACGCCAGTGGAAACAGCCTGATAGCTATGACCCTCATCGTCAATCAGGATGGTACGGGGAGCAGTGGATACCTCCCCAGTTTCAGGGTTGACCACCTGCACTGTCTCCACGATAACGTCACGGAGCATGATCTGCCGGTTAATCATCTCTGAAATCTTGCTGTCCGGATTGGAAACAGCATTGAACACGAGGGCGCGGCTGGCCGGGGTTTCATCCTTGACGGAGCAGAACATCGTCTGCTGATTGCCATTCAGTTCGCCGATGTAGTCAGTTTCGATGGTCATGAGTTCATTACTCATTGTCGTTATCCTCCTTGTTTACGACGATAGAATTTGCGATGAAGAAGTCAATGGGCATTGACCGAGTGCAGGATTCCGTTTCGGCATTTGTGATAAAAATGTCTGCTCCGCATTCCTTCATTGCCTGCTTACGGGCCTTTGCGCGGTTTTTGTCGTTGTCCTCTCCTCCAATGATAATCACACCCACTTCCATAACGTTTCCGTCCAGAAAGCGACCAATGGTGTACTTGGTGGAGGTCATAGTCCTGGTAATGTTTTTCACTATTTTTTACTTCCTTTCTTTATGAATATTCAGTGTTCCGGAACATCTTTATACTACCACAATATTAAAGAAAAGTCAATAGTTATTTCGAATAAAATTACATTTTTGTTGCGTTAGTTTCTGTTATCCTTTATAATAGAACTTAGAAAAGGGGTGACATAAATGGACGTCGATACCATCTCCAATTTGATCTCAAGTCTTGGATTCCCGATTGTTGTCTGCGGTGCTATGTTCTGGCTGATGAACAAGAACACGGAAACGCACAAGGAAGAAATGGAGAAAATGACGGAAGCCCTGAACAACAACACAACCATCATTACGAAGCTCTACGAGCAGTTCACCAATGGCTCACGTTCCTGATTATGTCACGGGCAACTTCTATCTAAGCCGCTCTCAGATGGAATATAATGCCTGGGCCTTTTACCGCAAAATGAGCGGATGGACTATCAACGCTATCTGCGGTATGCTTGGCAACATGCAGTCTGAGAGCGGAATCAATCCGGGTATCTGGCAAAGCCTCCGCGAAAACTGGTGGAGCGGCGGATTTGGCCTTGTCCAGTGGACACCGGCCAGTAATTACTGGGAGTGGGCGGAGCAGTGGTGCCAGGAACAGGACGATTGGGCTATTGACCACGACCTTGACCCGCCCAGGTATGCTCCAGGTGATATGGAGCCACAAGTGGCCCGTATCAACTATGAGCTTGAAACTGGTATCCAGTATTACCAGACCAGCACATACCCTATTTCGTTTCAGGAGTTCAAGGAGAGTACGGCAAGCCCATACTATCTGGCAATGGCTTTCCTTTACAACTACGAACGCCCCTACGACAAGAATCAGCCCCAGAGAGGCAGGCAGGCCAACGAGTGGTACACTTACCTGACAGGTAGTGAGCCTCCGCCTGACCCCGGCCCTGGGCCAAGCCCCGGCGGCGACCCTTTCATCCGCAAAGATGAACTGCCGCCAGCTCTACTATTAAGAAGGAGGTACGTTCCATAATGGCAATCAAAACTAAGGAAGAAATTATTCAGGCAATCAGCAGCAAGCTGGGGGACGATGATGAAGGACTTGCCATTCTAGAGGACGTTTCCGATACTCTGGCAAACCTTGAGGCAGAGGCATCCGATACCATTGATTGGAAAGCTAAGTTTGAGGAGAACGACAAGGCGTGGCGTGAGAAGTACAAGGAACGCTTCCTTTCCGGCACTCCTGCCGGAGCTCCTCCGGAGCCTACCGCTGACCCGCCTAAACCTGACCCCAAGCCAGAGGAGCAAATCACGATTGATGAACTATTTAAGTAAGGAGGAATCACTATGGCTAAGAAGCCGGAAGTCAAGGCCATTACGGCGACCAGCGTTGACGTACTGAATGCCATTCGAAACAGCGCGTCCAACAACTATCGCGACTATGTCCCCTATGCAACACCTGATGCTGAGAGCATCAAGGGCATCGGCAACATCATCATGCAGTATCCAGCTCTCCAGAACGAGTTCCTTTCCGCTCTGGTGAATCGGATTGGGCTCGTGATTATCACGTCCCGCATGTACTCCAATCCCTGGACTATGTTCAAGAAGGGAATCATGGAACTGGGTGATAGTGTTGAGGAGATTTTCGTCAACATCGCAAAGCCCTTCCAGTATGACCCCGCCGTTGCGGAGGATACCGTTTTCAAGCGCCAGATTCCTGACGTTCGGGCGGCATTCCATATCCGCAACTATCAGAAGTATTACAAGGCTACCGTCAGCCAAGACCAGCTCCGTACCGCCTTTTTATCCTGGGACGGTATCACTGACCTGATTGCTCGTATCGTTGACAGCATGTACACGGGCGCGAACTATGACGAGTTCATTACCATGAAGTACCTGTTGGCCCGGCACATTCTGGACGGTCACCTCTATCCCGTGCAGATTGGAGCGGCTACTGCTGAGAATGCAAAGTCCATCGTGTCCACCGTCAAGCAGACCTCCAACAACCTGGAGTTCCTCTCCGCCGATTACAATATCGCAGGAGTGATGAATACCTCCACCAAGGAAAGGCAGTATATCATTGTGAACGCCGCCTTTGATGCGATTATGGACGTGGAAGTTCTGGCCGCCGCCTTCAATATGAGTAAGGCCGAGTTCATGGGGCACCGCGTTCTGGTGGACGGCTTTGGCAAGCTGGACACTGCCCGTCTCCAGGAGTTGTTTGACGGTGACCCGAACTATGTGGAGATTGGAGAGGATGATCTCACCGCCCTGAACGCCGTTCCGGCCGTTCTGGTTGACCGGGATTTCTTCATGATCTTCGACAACTTCCAGAACTTCACCGAGCAGTACAACGGAGAGGGCCTCTACTGGAACTACTGGTATCACGTTTGGAAAACTTTCAGCGTGTCCCCGTTCGCTCCGGCTATGGTTTTCGCCCCTACTGCTCCCGGCATCACTTCCGTGAGCGTATCCCCCGGCGCGGCTACCATTGCCAAGGGCGGCCAGCTACAGCTGACGGCCAACGTCGTAACCACCGGTTTCGCGCCCATGTCCGTGACCTGGAGCATCAGCGGCAACACGTCCAACAAGTCCAAGATTTCCAGTACCGGCATGCTGACCGTCGGCGACGATGAAACGACCAATATCACGGTCAAGGCGACCAGTACCTACGACCACGAAAAGAGCGGCACGGCTACCATTACCGTCCCGCAGGCGTAACAGGCCGGGAGGCCCCGGATTTTCCGGGGCCTTTCCTCTTACAAGGAGGCGAAATTATGGCGTGGATTGCGCCTGATTCGAAAATCAATTTTTGCTCTGGTGTGCCTTTAGACGTTCGATACACCGATACCTTCTTTTGGCCAAACACTGACGAAGGAAAGTCCGCCCAGCTTGCCTATTTTGAAGGCAAGAAGCAGTTCAGCCTGGAGAAGTACCAGTATACAAGGCCGGAAGGAAACAAGATCAGGGTCGAATATCAATCTGAGCTTGTCCGCCGGTGCAACTATATGTACTTTCAGAACACGAGCTTTTCCCAGAAGTGGTTTTTCGCTTTCATTACAAACGTTTCATATGTTTCTAACCAGACAACTGAGGTCGAATACGTCGTGGACGTTATGCAGACGTGGCATTTCGACTACACGCTCCAGCCCTCGTTTGTGGTGCGGGAACATAGCGCAACCGACGTTGTTGGAGGAAACATCGTGGAAGAAGGGCTTGAGACTGGCCCTATGAAGTGTAACCTGACCGATATTTTACCGGATGATTGGCTTAATAGGTCAATCGTGGTTGCCGCAACGTTCAATAAATCGTTTACCTCTAAAGCTGGCGGCTATTATGGAAGCGTTTTTTCTGCTGTTGAGCTAAACGTTTTTGACAATGCGCCTGAGGCAACTGCTTTTATTGAGGAAGCTGTCGAAAAACATCTTGCAGATGGTATTGTGTCTGTATTCCAATGCCCCCGCTATATTGGCAGTATCGGTCAAACCAACCTTCCTAAATTTTTAGAAATTCCTGTATCGAAAAAGATAAGCGGAACTATTGACGGATACACTCCTAAAAACAAAAAACTTTTTACCTATCCTTATAATTTTCTATATGTAACCGACAATCAGGGAAACAGCAATAAATTGCGCTATGAACTTTTTAATGGGAATGCAAGTTTTGGCCTGTATTGTTGTTTCTCTGCTACTGCTGAATGTATTCTTACCCCTCGTAACTATGCAGGGGGAGTGGATAGAAATATGCCTTACGCTATGTATTTGTCCCCCGTTGTTGAATGCGGCTATGTAACGAATGCTTACGCGGCGTTTCTGGCTCAAAATAGAAATCAGCTCCCCTTGCAGTATGAACAGGCATATGTAAAAGGTGGACTGAATCTAATCGGTGGACTCGTAACGGCCGCGGCTGGAATTGCCGGTGGTGGAAGCGTTGCATCCGGCTTAGTAAGTGGGGCACTCAATGCCGCTAACTCCATTACCGACATGCACTATACTGTTGCTAATCTTGATGCTAAACAAGCGGACATAAAGACAGCGGGTGATTCCTTCCACGGCACATACAACGCCAGCGCAATTCTGAACGCCATGCAGAAAAATTGTTTCTCATATGGAAACATGCATGTAACCGCTGAATACGCTAAGATCATCGACGATTATTTCAGCCTTTACGGTTATGCAACAAACGAGGTAAAAGTCCCCAACCGGGACGTTAGGCAAACCTGGTGCTACACCAAGACAGTTGGTTGTAATCTTGTGGGCGACATGCCGGCCCCTGAGCTGGCCCTTATTCGCTCCATCTACGACGCGGGAATCCGTTTCTGGAAAAACGGAACGCGCATTGGCTCTTATGACCAAACCAACAATCCGGTATAAGGAGGTGGTATAATGGCAAAACGCAGAAGGCCGGAAGATACGTTTTTTGACACCGCAACCTTGAACAACGCAACCTACCGTATGTTCTATGACGAACTGTCCAACCTTGCACTTTCCGTTTACAAATGGTATAACCTGCCTCCTACGGTAGACGAACGATTCCTGGAGCAGACGCTTTACAACTATGGTATGTGCGTGTTCTTCGAGGACGAGGTAATGGGGCATCTGGCTCTTACGACTATGATTGAAGGCCCTTTAAATGTCTATCGTATACCTATCAGAAGAAGGGCTTACGCAACAAACGGGTACCAAAAGGATTTGACGGAAGATAACAGCGTTCTGATTTGGAACAACTTCCTGCATGAGCCTACATTCAGGGAAATGCAAATGTACGCCTATCGGCTGTATGAAGTACAGAGAGCCATTGATACCAATGTCAAGCTCCAGAAGTTCCCGTATATTCTGAGATGCAACGAAAATCAGCGGCTTACGATGAAAAATCTCGTCATGCAGTACGAGGGCAACGAGCCTTTCATTTACGGTGAACGTGACCTTGACCTGGGAGCCTTGCAGGTGCTTGAAACGCATGTTCCGTTCCTGGCCAGAGACTTGCAGTCCGTTAAATCGGACATTTACAACGAAGCCCTGGAACATCTTGGCATCAGCCCTACCAGGACGCGCAAGGCGGAGCGGGTGCAGTCCGCCGAGGTGGAATCCATGGAAAGCGGCGTCGATGCGAAACGCTATGTGGGGCTGGCCGCCAGGCGACAGGCTTGCGACCAGATCAACGCCATGTTCGGACTTAACGTTCAGGTAAGCTACCAGCCCGGAATCATCAACAATGACGATTTCAATGGCGACGGTGAAGATGAAACGGAGGTGGTAGATAATGAGTAAGTATACTACTCAGCTTCGTTTCATTTGTGAAAGCGTAGCCGGATTGCGGCAGTCTACCGGTTATCTCAATGTCGGGGACGTTATCCAACAGGCTATTCCTGAGCTTATGCCGGACTACCCCATTTTCGATGAGGAATATCGAAACGTTCTTAACTCCAAAATACTGAGGCATTATTACACTCGTGAAATTGGCTTTGAGACTGTCGGGTTATGGAGATTCAAGCTGGAGACAAGGCTGAACGAGATCATGCCCTATTACAACCAGCTTTATGAATCCCAGCTCCACGAATTTAATCCCTTTTATGACACGCAGTTCACAAGGCAGTATGAAAAGAAAGGGGACGGAACAGAGAACGAAACTGGAAACACGACCGGCAACATCGACAACACAACGTCCGGCAAGTCTGACAGCACGTCCAACCTGACGCAAAACAACACCAGCAAAACCATTGGAGAAAACAGCGGAAAGACCACCACGACCGGTGAAGGTAATGAAAGCGGAACTGACCGGAACGTGACTGACCGCAAAACAAACGCTACGACTGACACGAACGGAGGAGAAGCTCGGGTTGACGATAATCTCCACAAGGACGCTTACCAGGACACACCGCAGGGCTGGCTTGATGGGGGCGACGCAGTATCCGGTAACATTGTGGACGATAATTCTTCCAACCTCAACCAGCTCCAGTGGCTTACCAACTACAGGCGTATTCGCGACACCAACGATTCAAAAATTGACCGTGATGAACATGTGACCGCTGACGGAAGTGAGAATACACAAGTTGAAGGGGAGAACAGCCGGAACTATTCTTCCAGCGGCAATTCCACCAGCACAATGGATTCCACCGTCAACGTGACGGGCAACAACACGGCGGAACAAACTATCGGCACAACCAACAGCTCTACGGGGAATGTAACATCCAAGGGAACGAGTGAGCGGGACAAGAAACTTACCAGCACTGAAAAGTACCTGGAAAGCGTACAGGGGAAAACCGGCCAGCAGTCTTATTCTTCCCTCCTGATGGAGTATCGGCAGACGTTCCTTAATATCGACATGCAGGTTATCAACGAATTGTCTGACCTGTTCATGGGCATTTGGTAAGGAGGTATTTATAATGGCGAACAGAAGCGACGGCATCAAGCCTTTCCGGTTTTGGTGTCAAAAAGTTCTCCCCCTGGTTTATGACGATTCCCTCAGCTACTATGAGACGCTCTGCCGGGTGGTTGACAAGCTCAACGAGGTAATAGAAAACAGCGGGACTGCGTATGTGGATGAACAGATTGAAGCTCTCCGCAAGGAGCTTATTGACCTGATTCAGCAGACCTCCGCCGCTGACCGTGAGTATACAGATCAGGAGGTAGCAAAGGCCAAGGAGGAACTTGGGCAGAAAATCACGGAGCTGGAAAGCTCTCTGACTGAAAAGATCAATCAGCTAGAGAGTGAGACGAACGAAAAGTTCGAGGCCGTCAATGATGATATTACCGAGGTAAAAGGAGACATTACCAATATCCAGGGTGATATTACAGAGATCAACCAGAACATTGAAAACATCATTGATGGAACTACTCCTGTACCTTCTGGCCACGCTGAAACTGCCGACAAGCTGAAAACCGCGCGTGAACTGACGGTTGACCTTACGTCCAATACCCCGGCCAGCTTTGACGGAAGCGCAAATGCGACCATTGGTGTGATTCCGGGCGGAAACGCTGGCGACGTGCTGACCTCCAAGGGGGAGGGGGCACCCCCTGCTTGGGAGCCTCCTACCGGCGGGGGCGGTGGGCCGTCTGATACGGCGAAACGTCTTGACCCTGGTGCTAATATCCAAGTTTCCCTTGCTTCTACTGACCCCGCCCTCTTTACCGGTGCAAGTAATGTTTACCCCGGTGTCGAAGGTATCTTGGCAACCAAAAACGGTGGAACTGGAAACAACTTTACAGCCGAAGAATATGCCGGAAGTCTTTGGTTTGACCAAGCTCAAAAGGTTATCAAAAACGCACCTTTTGGAGAAGAAAATACTGTTCTAACTTCTACCGGAACAGCGTCCGCTCCTAAGTGGGCCCCGCTTCCCCCTGGAATTGAAACTCCTGTCAGCGTGGAGAATGGAGGGACAGGCAAGAACATTGCCTCCCTTGACCGTCAGGGCATTGTGTTCTATCGTAAGGATACGGGATTCCAGGTTGATAATGGTAGTGTGGCGGGGAATATCCTGCATTCTGCTGGGGATGGGGAAATCCCTACCTGGGGAAACGTAAGCTTGGAATCCGAAGTGGGTGGAACTCTTAAAACTGTAAACGGCGGCACTGGTATGGCCTCTGTCCCTCAGTATGAGATTCCCTACGGCGACCTGTCTAATCCTATGAAAACAACAGAGCTTTCCGATGATACGCCGTCCGTTCTCATGAGGCAGGGGACAGCTTTTGCGCCTATGTGGGAGCCTTTTAACCCGAGCGACCCATTGGGAAATGTTGTTGTTCCGACAAAACAAGGAGGAACGGGCATTGACCTTGACAGCGATACAAATTGGGGCGTTACTTACTATAACGCGACTAAAAAACAAATCCTGAAAAGGCCTATGGCGGCCGCCGGCACAGTGCTTACTTCTAATGGTACTACTTCTGCGCCGAGTTGGCAAACGTTGAATGCTGGGAAAATTACTGACGGTATTCTGAGCCCCCTAAACGGAGGAACGGGAACTGCTTATAGTGGAACTAATTGGGGCGTACTTTATTGGAGCGGCGCTGACAAAAAGTTCCTTTGGACTAGCATGAATCAAGCTGGATATGTCTTGACAAGTAACGGGCCTAACAAAGCTCCTACGTTCCAGGCTCCTGCTGGGGGCGGGGGAGAATTTAAGGAACTTTCTCTTTCCCTTGATTCTAATTTTACTGGTAGTTCAAAAGTATCTACTTTAAAACTTTTAACTAATCATAAAGGATTGGTGCTAATTGAATGCACTGTACAAAATGGGTTTGATTTGCAAATAACTAAAAATCAATTTACATTGGGCAAGGCTACTTCTGCCGATGCCGATTTTAGGGGTAATTGCTCGTATGTTACACCTACTGTAACCGGTACAGGGATTCTTATAGGGTCAACTGGAAATAGTTTGGATGGAATTAAAGTTAGTTGCAATTATGGGGAAGGGGATAAAAAACCTTTTGTAATTTGCACCCTTATGAACGATCCAATCATTACGGAAAAACGTTCCTATTCGGCTTTGTTAATTTCTTGCTCTAATAACTATGAGCAAATTTTATAATGGAACGGGGGCGCTAGGCGTCCCCGTTTTCTCCCTGTCCGCTCCAAAGGTCATTCATAATTTTCTGAGCCTGGCAGATGAAGCCTGCTGTTCCTCACAACACGAGAATTAAGAATATCCTCGTCGCTGAACTTGTTTTCCATGAACATGAGTAGGATTAACTGGGCAATGAGGGCGTCCGATTCGTGAATAAAGGGTTGGTAAGTTTTTCCGATTTTTAGATAGTACATGGTTAAATATCCTCCAAATCATCTAACACTACTCTGGCTTGAAGCACTTCTGTCTTGTCAAATTTATCGTTTATCATGAAAAGTAACAGGCATAGAGCCTTTAGTGCGTCCAACTCTGTGCTGAACATAAATACGATGTCCCCCATTTTCAGTTTGTACATGAGAATCCCTCCTTATAAGATGATACGGTAGAATGCGGAAAGGGGAACACTGATATTTTCATCGTTTGGGAAGCGCTTGTGAAGGTATAAAAGAACGGTTGTAGTTTGGAAAATATCTTTGGTAAATTCTTGCCTGGTATAACCTGTCTTTTTGCAAAGCGAATTAAGCTCTGTTTCATATAGGTGGAAAAAGATTTGGAGTATTTCACGCTCTTGGAACTCGCCGGAATTAACTGATATGTACAACATCGCCTCTCTGCGCTCTGCGAATGTTTCCAGATTGTCGATACCATCTACTCTCCATAAGCTGTAATCGTATTCGCCAGTTGGGAGATAACGCTTGATTTCTTTAATTACCATAAAAGGCTCCTTTCTTACATGTAGACTAATGTTTCACGTGAAACATAATCCTTGAATATAGCTTACCTTCCTTTCAGAACTAGAATAAGGGTGAATAGGTTGGAAAGTGCGAGCAGAGTTATGATTAGATAGAGCATCATTCGTCCTCCTCTCGTGGCTCGTACATATCGTCGCGCTCGATACGGTTGCAGTCGCAACAAGGCCAATCGCCGCCGTCGTAAAGTTCGTAACTGCATACTTCGCAGTTCATGGGCGCGCCTCCTTTCTGCCCTCGTAACCTCCGGGGCGGGATACCATTAGTTAGGGGATGATAAGGTCGTGCGGTGCAAGAGATAGATAGCGGAGGAGGAACAACAGCTCAGTGTCCCAGACACCTTCGCGGTGGACGGCCTCCCTGGCATCGTCGTCCATATAGACAGCCAGTTCGTTTATGGTGTAGACAGCTAATGCCTCCGCTGGGTCGCAGTAGGTACGGCCGTTGTCGAGGCTTATACGAGCGTGTGTGGCCTCCTCCAAAATTGCCATTACAAGGTCAACCATGGGGTCATTGGTTGCGCCGTGCAAACGCTTTAGGACTATCTCGTTACCACTGGCGTTCGCAAAGGTGTACTGCCAATGGTCTACGTTAGTAATCTTGTAGCCCATGGCTGTAAGCATGGTGTACATAATTTCATAATCAGTTACGTACTCGTAAGCAATGGTTTTCATTTGTTTACCTCCTTATATCTTGTGGCCTTTGGCCTTGTCCCTTGATCTGACTATATATTAGCATAGCTACAGCAGATTGTCAAGGATTTCTTTTGATTTTTCTTCCGTTATTTTATACATATTTCGGAACTAGTCGTTGACGTATTGCATAATAGGTATTATAATGATAACATGGAGGAGTGTACACTACTATATACATATGTGCCAGTTTTCCACAAGGTTTTCAACATTTCCTATTTTTAGCAAAGTTTATGCCAAGTTTAAACTGCTATATTTTGGTTGCCCGCTACCCGTTGCCCTGCAATGGATTGCGGGCTTTGTGTATTTTGCATAAAATGTTGGCTAATGGGGGAATTTCCTTTGTGCAATATGCTGTGCACACATTCAC